TGAGAACCAGTCGATTGGATCAATGGCGGGGCAGTTGGTTTTTCTGTATCTTTAGGCATATTTTATCTTTCGTTTAGTGTTAAAGTCACAGGCGATCTACTCGCCATTATCCATCTCTACGTTATTGTTTACGTAACTCGCCCCCATATATCGCGGCACAGTGGCACCGCGCGATTGATTGCCCACTGCTCGAATGTCTCGCCCTCGACCGATTCCTCGCCGTATGCGCGCCATGATTCGTAGCTGGCCATGATGCCCGCCGCCATTGTGGCGACGAGCATGGCTTTTTCAGATTGCGTCGGTGCAGTCATTACCAGACATTGGTTTGAGCTGTCAAGGATTCCTTGACAGCTGCCGCCGGTGCTGGCGTTGGAGCTGCCGCTGGTGCTGGTGCCGAGCCTTCGATCTTATCGAGGAACAGCGACGCGTGCGGATAGCCGTCAGTGACGAACTTATCAATGCGAGGCCATTGCTTGGTTGGATCGTTTGAATCCTGCTCCATGATCACGTCAGCCACGAATGTCTTGCCGATGAATGCGGCCTCGGTGATCTCGATGCCTTGCGATTGCCAGATCGGAGGATGCTTGCAGGCTTTCATGAACATGATCAGGCGCCACTCTGCTTTCTCGGTGTAGTGCAACGAATCCTTCATCCGGTCGCCAGTTTCAACGTCGCTGATGTGGATATCAGACACGTCGTGACCGTTGACGAACTTGTCCTCGATCTTATCGACCTTCAACGTGTAACGCCCCGCTTGCTTAATGTAGCTTCCGCCACTGCCCTCGTCTGTAGTTTTGAATGTGTATTTAGCCATAGTATTTAGTATGCGTTTGATTCCTCCCAGACTTTAAGCCCAGAAATATGTTGTGTGATTTTAAGTGCCGCGCGAATTTTGCTTTCATCCGGCGAGAAAAGATCAGGCCGGTGCTTTAATAACAAAGCCGCGTCCTCAATCTCGAATTTGATAGATGTCCGCACTCGCACGCCCTTGACCGCTGAATGCTGACTGGCGATTTGTGCAGCACTTTCACGCTTCACTTTCTCGATTGCTTCATCGGATGCTTTCAGCGCCTCTTGATCGTTTGCAATAAGCGCTTCCAACTGATTTTGCTTTTCTGCCTCGATTGCTTCGCGCTCCTTGCGACGCGCTTCTTCTTCGGCTTTGCGTTGTTTCTCACGCTCTGCCGATTGATACGCGCCCAGCATTCTCGACAATCTTGTGCGCTCAGATTCGATTTCACATAGATAGTCCTTTTTAAGACCGTCAATGTGTCGCCCGATACGTAGCACCGGAGCCTTGGCATCCTTGTGCGCATCCGTGATGCCCTTTTCGAGCTGCTTTAGCGTAGCCATAGCATCCGCAGCTTGCGATGCTTCAAAGCTATCCTCAACGCTAGTGATCTGCTCCGATTCGCGGATTGCATTCGCCTTCAGCTCGAAAGCTTCAGCAATGATTTCAATTTCGGTTTCGTAGATGTCCGGCAGTGTGATTAGGTTATCGCTCATTGTGCAGCCTTTCGTTTTGCCGCGTCCATGAATTGGTCGAACTGACTGATCATTTTGCCCTTGGTGTCGTCGTTAAGATCCCGCCAAGTGGTATCCAGCCCGTCGATCAGACCCTTTTTCTCCCAATAGAGATTGACGATCTTTTCGTTGTCGCCGATAAGCTTGGCAAGTTCGACGTCCAGATCGCTGTCGCAGACTTCTGCCTCGATAGCATTTTCTGGCGTCTTTTTTGGCTCAGGCATTGCCTTGACGGGTTGTGCCCGCTTTAGCTCAGGTTTCGCGTTTATAGGCGTTTCAAGTTCCTCTGGAGTATAGACGCCCGTCACGATCTCCGGCGCGATTGCGCGCAACGTCTCGCTTACCAGCCGCGCCCGTAGCATTGCGCCCGGATACTTGACCCATGCGCCCTTGGCATTATAGACGCCAGCCGTTTTGGCATCGTCAATCGAGTATTCGACTGCGAAGTCTTTGTAGTCCTCAAATGTAACTTTGGCCTTCTGGATGGTCGGGTTTTTCAGATCGGCGAAGATGAACTTGCCGCCTGCCTTGCGAAAGTCTGCCAGCATCGCATCAGCGCGCTTTGATAGCTTGCCTTGGATGATGTGGTAGTTTTTCGCCATCTCCAGTGGTGGCTTTTTTTCGACCATGCACTGTAGCGCCAGGATGATGCCTTGCTCCTTAGTTTCTGCCCCAAACATGCCAGAGCGTTGGATTGCAGCGCCGAGCATTTCCAGCCCGTCGCGGTCATTGATTTTATCGTATGCTTGTATTTCGTTCATTATCGTTGTTCTAATTTGGCCAGCGCTTCCAATGCAGATTCGTCAGCCGGGTTGTATTTGAGAGCTTCGCGGATCTTAGCGAATCGCGTCGCGCGTGATTGTTTTCGGTAGTGTTTCTTTGCTTGCATCTTATTTATTGCGGATCAGCCGCCCTTTTGAGTCTTTGCGAAAGCGAGTAGGCCACGCGATCTTTTCCAGCGCGATCATGCCGCGAGCCACATCATGCCGCATGGGCACGCGCGATTCGGCAGCATAATACAGCGCCCGGAGGCTTTTCATGGTTCTCGGTTTCATTGGCAGATCCTTTCCACAATGACCGCAATCACGATCAGCAAAGCCGCGCCAATAGCGCAGCTGATTACTATTGCCGCAGACTCGAGAGCCTGCATTTCCTCTTTTGTTGGTTTGTCCATATCGCAATCTCAATTCTATTTTTGGGTTCATGTCAATTCAGATACCGACAAAAAAACGCAGCAATCTTGTAAACTGCTACGCTTTAGTGATATATAAATGTAACTTTTATTGCTTAATACCTACGCTACAGTATAATTTCAATAATATCATCGGCGGCAGACTTAATATCGACGGCGTCGATCAGCACATTTGTAAATGTGATCGGCACCTCCGAAACATGCTCATGCGTATAATTGACGCCCTTACGATGCAGCAAGATTACAATGCCGCCCATGTCCCGAACCATCTGCGCTTCATTGTCGAACCGGCAGTCGTCGATGATAATGACGTCAGATGACTGCTCCGAGATCAGCCGCCGCATTGCATCGATCCAGATCGTCGCGCTGACCATATCGCGACCCCAGTCGGTGCCCAGTGATTGCAATAGCTGGCGAGGCGATTTGCCGCCCAGCCATTTGACCGGCTGCTCTTTTTTAGCCGAATCGGTCATTGCATCCAATGGTATCAACTGCGACATCATCCTGCGCAGTGGATCCGCAAATGATAAGACGCAGCGATTGTCAGAATCCCGGCTTGCAATCTCTTTTGCTATACTTGTCTTGCCAACGCCCTTGGCGCCAGTCAGCGCGATGATTGTTTTATCGCTCATTAAGTGTAAATCTTGCCGTTCAAGATTTTGTAGTTGTGAACGGTGAAGTCGTCGCCGTCCATCTCGACCTCGATGAAGCCGTGATTCCAATTGTTCATCGGCGCATAATCTGGATGCATGTCGCAAAGGCACCCGCTCGACCAGCTGCCGATAACCTTCTGCTCGATCGTTTTCTCATTGTGGCTGCTGCTCTGATGATAGTGCCCGCAGATCGAATTTGATTTGCCTTTCAGGAAAAGCCCGCGCGATGGGTTGACCGGGTTGGTCATCGACTTGCCGAACTCATGCCCGTGAATGATATTGAGCTTACCGAGTGTGATCGGTGCCCGATAGTCCATGATGCGGATGTTCAGCTCGTCGAGCCTGAGCAGTTTCTGGATCTGAAAATCCTCGACGCCGAGTAGTTCCGGAGCTTTGGCGATCATCCATCGCTCGTAGCGTTCCTCATGGTTTCCGAGCTTGTAAATGATTTGCTTGCCAGGAAAGGCTTCGCGAATCGATTTGAGCATCTCGCGCCCCATCTTCAGCTCGCCAGCAAAGTCTCGTTGCCGAGGATCCTTTTCCCAGAATGAGCAGGCGTAGAAGTCCATGAAGTCGCCGACCAGGATCACGCAGTCGCAACCGGAATCGACGCCATGCTGCACTGCTAGCTCAAGCGCCTCCTCGTCGTGATACGGCGCATGCACGTCGAACAGTAGCAGCGCCCGCTTGACGCCCCGGAGTGGATACGCCCCGAAATCTTTATTGTGACGCAGACCATTTGGAAAGCGTCGAGTTACAACGTCGCCAGGTTTTTCCGGCGCTCGAAAATGTTTTTTGTTTTTCATCACTTTTCTGCTTCTGTCTCCATGCGCGCCCATAATTTTTCGCACGCTTGTATAGCACGCGTCTAAATTAGGCCAAACTTCCGGGTTCTCGTTGTAAATCGCTCTCGCGATTGTTTTTTTGCCGCTCTCTGGAAAGCGCTTTAATGCCTCTGCGACGATTTCTTGTCTTATGGTCATTACCGGATCTGACTGCTGCCGAAGTAAAAGCCGACGATTGCAATCGCTGTCTGGCGAACTTCAGGCAGGATCACGAAGCCCTGCACCGTGTCCCATTTGACGCCGCTAAATAGCCCCAGAAAGCCATTTGTTTCGCGTGCCATGCTGACGCCTATGTCGGTGAATGCGATGATAAATGGAGCCACGATGATTGCGAAGAAAGTGATTGCTACGAGTCCGCGCCGGATCCATACGCCGCCGCGAGCAGATGCACGATCTGCACTATCATCCGCCACTCCTTGTGATTGGAGCATACGGTCGAACTGACGCGCCTGATTTTCCATCTGTGCGCCGATTAGTTTCATCACGAATCCACTAAGCCCTCCGCCTAGCATTGCTATTAGTTCTGGTGTCATTTGATAAGTCCCTTGGTAATCTTGATGATCGAGACAACCATGTAAACAAGGGTGGCGACACCAACTAGCAGGCTAACAACCTCACTGATTGGAGCGAGGCTCAAGGTGGCAAAAAAGCCCCCT